ATTGAACGCCACGTGTTGCTAGGTGCTGACGGATACCTTCATCTTGCGTAAGGAAGGACTGGAAAGCGTTCTTCTCTACTATCCACTCACTCGGTGAGTACATAGAGGTCCAGTCAAATATTAAGTTACGGATTGCTGCAGGCGATGGTCGAGTAATCTTGATAGCATCTACGATGTATCTCTTATTCGTACTGCGGTCTACTGCGTAGCAGATAGCTGCAGTATCACCAATCATTGCAGGGTCTAGCCCACAGATAATACTAAAGCCGTTGAGGTCTCGCGGATGTCCAGGGTGACCGGCGGTTAACGGACCCGACTTACGCATTCCATCAATCGAACCACGAACACATACAGGGTCAAAAGCAGAGTCATCTGATATGTCCTGTTGTTGGTAGATCAATGCCCACGTAGAGGCATCCATTGATTGTCGTTCATTAAATAAGTTGCGGCCTGACCAGCGTGGGTATAGTCCAGTAACCTCATCCTTATCGGATTCAGCCTGACCGTCAAAAGGTGCATCTGATGCAGGCCACAAAGTCTCCCACTTGTCGGGGTTCTCATCAGCCGTTAAAAGCGCTGGCATTGCTAGATATGTCCACGGTACAAGACCGCCTGGGTATCTATCTTCGTTGCGGAGTTCTTTGTATAAATCTACTGAGGCTACACGGGTACCGATAATAATCAGCTTACCCGTTGGGTTAAGGCGGGAGCGTACGTCCTGCGTTAGCCACTTAATCTGACGCTCAAAGTCATTGGCGTTACTCAAAGTAACAGCGTCATCTACAATAATCATATCTGCACGCTTGCCGTAAATCTGACCGCCGATACCGACGGCTTCAATGTTCGGATCCTTTTCACCAGACTCACGGAGTTCATCTCCGAAGGTGATACGGGTTGCCTGCCACGAAGCTGACTTAGAGTTAAAGCCGACACCAGCGGCATATGCCTGCTGGAGCTTCTCATACATCGGGTGGGTAAGTCTTTGCTTAATAGCGTAGAGGAAGTCTGCCGCTAGTCGCTGAGTCTGGGATACAATCAAGACTCTAAAGTTTGGGTTCTGGGCAACCATCCACGTTACGTAGTCCACGGTTATCGTCATAGACTTGGCGTGGTTTGGCGGGATGTTAATGAGGATGCGGTTATTGGCAACGCCTGGCTCATACTTCATAGCGGGGTGTAACCAGCCGGGCGGCCTGCCCTCGATGACATCTACGATGTTCTTCTGATGGGCGAAAGTCTTGGAGTGCAAGAAGCGCTCACGGAATTCTTCAAAGCTGATATCGTGGACATCGCCTGAGGCAAAGGACTTGTCCTTGAGGCCCAGACGCGTACGATCAATTTTATCTGTAAATACTTTGTCGGTACGACGGTAGTACTCGTACGTCTTCATAGACTTACCGGCTGAAGCGCAGGCTTGCTCTATGGTCATACCCTCTGCTACACAGCCAAGGATAATTCTCTTAGCTATGTCGGCGGAATTCTCTGCCACGTATATCTCCTCAAAGCGCCGGATGGCGCGGAATGCCTTCTTCGTTTATACCGGCTTGAGGATATTTTTAATTAAATACCGGTTCAGGAATTTGATAGAACTATCCCAACTAAAACCTGCGACTGCAGGTACTGGTCGGGCTTAGCGCCCGAACGAGCCACAGCGAAGTGAGGGTAAGTCAGCGCTCGTCCTTAGGGGACTCGCGGAGCGGTAGCGTAGCGCACCATTCGGGGCTTCCCCTGCTTACAGCCCCTACTATATAGAAGGCAGGAAATTTAACTCATTTCCCGTGTTGGTAAAAAATATTTTATAATTGTGTTACACATCACAGGTTTTTAATAGCTGACCTGCGGTTTTACCAGATCACCATTTCACTTTAGGAAAAATATTTATTTGGTGTACACAGTACCACCCGCGCTGAGTTTAAGCAACGGGGGGTCGCTTTTCTGCCCGTCTAGCGTTGCCCCCACCCCCTATGGGGCGCGGTTGGCGGTTGGTTAAGCGGGGCGGGCTTTCTACCCTATCGGCGGTTATTTAATGTCCCCCCCCAACAGAGTTAACAATATCTCCGCCAAGCGGGAGTAAGTAATAAAGAAAGGAAGTCCACCTATGAACTGCAACCCTGAAGAATTGCCAATGCTCCACCGCTTGGGCAGCCACTCCCGCGCTGCCCTTGTCTCCTTCCTCTGTATCTATGCCATCCAGCACCCCAACGATGTCGGAGCCTTTGGCTACTGGCTCAGCTCGGGAAAGGCTTTCGACCCCTACGGCGACACCCGAGCAGGTCGACACAAGAACAGACCCTGCGACCGGTAGCGAGCTTTGTGCTGCCGACCTGGTCGCCACGCTGAAAGATCGATCAGACTGCCTATGTGGTAGAGACACCTAGATTCTGCTACTCTTGGACTGTGGGAAACCGACAAGCCCACCGAAAGGCAAGATCTAAAATGCAAAAGACCTACGACTTAACAGTCCGATTTACAACAGATAGAGAACTAACAGAAGAAGAAAAAGGAACTCTGCAACTGCAAGTCATTGCACAAGTTGAGGAACCAGTAACTGTAGAAGGTGACGACGTTTCTTATTTTGTGAACTTCTACGGCTCAGACATCGACGAAGTAAAGGGGTCAAACTAATGAAAGAGGCAACCTGCTCAAAGTGTGGAGATATTTACAACCCCGAAGAGTTCGGAGATGTTCACTTCGCTAATGACTGCAACGGCAAACCGGTCAAAGAAATCCAATATGGAACCGAACCAGTAAAAAACTGGCGAGAAGAAAATCTAAAACGTTTGCAACAAGCAGAAGAAAAAGCCTATGAACGACGCACACAAGCAGAAAATCACATCGCACAACTTATTGGTGAAGAGATGAATAACTCCCTTTTCTTTGTTCTTCGCCAAGCGTTCGGCGAATACGAAGCAGCGGAAGAAAGATGTTGCAAAACTACCGACAGACTTAACGAGTTCCAATATATTAAAGATCGAAGTGAAATCTAAGTTTGATCGCTATACCCCATATACAACTAACAGAAAGAAGGCAGAAAATGACTACAAAAATCAACTACAAAGGTCGCGTGTGGACTTGCGACGAGCATCACGCAATTATCGAAGGACTTATCTCTCAGGGAATGTTAACAACAGCGCAGGGATTCCTGTACAGCGTCAACCCAAAGAAGGGCAACACCTGCAAAGAGTGCGCCCGACTATGGGAAGAAACCCCACCTTCTAACAGATAGATCGAAACGCCGTGAGGCGTCCAGTCGTAAAGCGACTGCTGATGAGATCAGAAACGACAACAGAAAGGCAAGATAATGACTACAAAAATGCAAACACAGACAGAGCAGCAGGAGGCTTGCGACTATCTACGCGAACTATTCGCAGACGATAGCAAGCCCGAGATTCGCACAGTACTGCGCCACGTAACGGCTAGCGGTATGAGTCGCGACATATCTGTCTTCTATGTAAAAAATAATCAGATCTTAAATATTACCTATTACGCAGGGAACGCACTTGGCTGGAAACTCACAGAGCGTTACGGCAGCCGAGCCATACGCGTGGGCGGTTGTGGGATGGATATGGGCTTCCATCTTGTCTACACGCTAGCCCGAACAATTTACAAATCTACTGAGAATAATCACGGCGCAGATGTGGGCTACTGGCTCGAACAAAAGTGGCTCTAATGCTGACCAAAAGAGGTAAAAGGGTCCGTGCGGTCTTTCTTCTCCTGCTCTTAGGTCTTGCCGCTTGGAGCTTTTGGCAGGTAACTGCCAACCTATGGGCGACTCCGTCGGGGTGGTGCTGGGGTCCAATGATCGAGTGCGTCCAGATGTAGAGGGAGCGGGCGAGGACTTTCCTGGCGTTTGACTATCACGCACCGGCTTTGTCGGGTCGGTGTGTGGTAGCCTACCACCAGTAGGCGGCCTCTTAGAGTGAGAGGGCGAGAGAGAGGGAGAAGGCGAGCAAATGAGCAAAGAATATAGCTATGTAATTCTTTACAGAGAGGGAGTGGGTTGGGAATTAGATTACTTATCTGAAGAACAATTCTTTCCTAACGGAACAATTTACAACACAGAAACAACACAATGGGAACACGGCTATCAAGGTGAGGGTGAATACAATGCTAATGAGAAAGCAGTTACTGAACAATTAGTTAAAGCACTAGCTATTATGAACGGAGAAGACTAATGAGTACATTAAGTGCCATAAGTACAGAAGAGAGAGAGTGCGAATTATGCGGATCTGATAGCTGGCGCATACTACACGCGGGAGATGAGAGTAATTGCGAGTGCGAGGGAGAGTGTTTGCGTGTATGCGATAACCCGTTGCTAGAGGACGGGTGTGACGGAGTAGCAATTCTAATTGAGGGAGAGTGCGATAAGTGTAATGATACTTACGAGCTATCCGATAGGACTAATCGGTGCGGTGAGTGCGGTAATTGTAATAACTGTTGTACACACGAGAAGGAAGGCAAGTAAATGAATACTTATGTGTATCTAGTTGAGCAGATCATCTCGGTTAAAGCAAGATCCAAAGAGGAGGCAGAAGGTTTATTACCTATCTATCCAACAGGGTTTGAGGGTCAAGCCTATTATGTAAGAGAAGAAACAGTAGAACTACTAAGAGAAGAAGAGGGAGAGGGCAAGTAATGGTAGTAATGTGCGCCTATGATGGGTGTGAAACGGAGAATGAGGACTATGAAAACTACAACGGAACTTACTGGTTTCGTTGCTACAAATGTGGGTGGGACAACGAGGTTGTCCACTCGCCCTGGAAATAAAGGAGAGAGCAAGTGAGTGAACCAACAAAAGAATACTGGCAAGCAAAGGCAGATCTATGTAAAGCTACTGCCTTAAAGCAACTAGAGGACGCGAACTCATACGAGGCGATGAAGAACCTAGAGCGTATGGTCTACGCACTCAGTCGAGTGGGTATCGAGAATAAGAGAGAGGGAGAAGGCAATGAGTAAATCTTGTCTATCCCGTCTGCCTATCCTGCGCCGATAAAATGGAGGTGTTAGTATGAGTAAATCTTGTCCAGACTGTGAAGTAGGAATACTCAGCCACGATAAAGTATCGGGCTTAGATCAGTGCGCTAACCGTTACGGTTGTGGGTATGGGTGGTACGACAATGAGTGAAGTAATAGCCTTTCACCCGAAAGTATCACCGCTATTCACCTTTTATGAGGTGGTAGAGGGAGAGGGCAACGCAGTATGGGGCGGTAACGACCCGATAGAGGCAGTCCAATGGCTACGCCGTAGCCCTATCAACTCACGCTTACTAGTATCAGGCTGGGACGCAGAGGACGAGGAGGCTATGCTCGTAGGTCAGCCTATGGACATTACCAAAATCGTATTTGCTACGTTAGCTGGTGTCCTATGATACTTGGAATCATTGTCGTAATGGTACTCTTCTACCTGGTCTTAATAGTGGGAGATAAACTAAATGACTGAAACTGATAGAAGAATTGCCAGTGCCAAGAAGCAGGCAGTGAGCTACAGAAACTACAGACGTGCGAGAGATCGTGCTTTATCACGGTTGGCTAACGCCTACCCCGATACCTATAAGCAATTACTGGAAGAGGAGAAGGCGTTTGATGAAGAGCAAGGTAAAAAATGGGTTGATATTGACGGTAGCACTAACTCTGTTGTGGGCGTTCGCACCCGAACCGATACATCAGATAGTCGAGCAGCCGAAGGATCTAGTCATAGTCGCAAGACACGCGACAATGGAGGAGAAGCGTGAGAACAAGGCACTTATCGTTAGTTATTCACGAGCACTCGGATACAGTCAAGGTGAAATCAGATGTCTTGTCTCCTTATGGACCCGTGAGAGCAGGCTTGACCACCTCGCAGACAACCCAAAGTCAACAGCTTTCGGAATTGCTCAGCTCCTTAGAGAGCGCAGTCGAAAACCTGAACTACAAATCCTTCACGGTATACGATACATTGAACACCGCTATCGAGGCAGTGCGTGTCGCGCTCTTGCCCACTCAGACAGACGAGGATGGTACTAAATGATTACCGGTGTATCACTATTCGCTGGTGTCGGTGGCTTCGATCTGGCTATGGAACGCAACGGCGTGAAAGTTGTAGCCTCTGTTGAGATAGACAAGAAATGTAATGAAGTGCTGGCAAAGCATTTCCCTAACGCAAAACAATTTGATGATGTAACTACAGTGAAAGGAAGTGACTTAATTGGAGCAGGATTTAACCCAAGCAAAGGAATTATTGCAGGAGGATTTCCCTGCCAAGACCTCTCAGTCGCTGGCAAAAGGGCTGGTCTTGCTGGCGCACGAAGCGGGCTTTTCTGGGAAGCTGCAAGAATTGTGGACGAAGCGCAAAGCGAGTACTTCATCCTCGAAAACGTCCCTGGTCTGCTATCCAGTAACAAGGGAGCAGATTTTGGAGTCGTCCTCGGGACGATGGCCGACCTCGGGTATTCTGTTGGATGGCGTGTGCTTGATGCTCAATACTTCGGACTATCCCAGCGAAGGAAAAGAGTCTTCATCGTTGGCAGACGTTCTCTTAACTCAGGAAGTCCAGCCGAAATACTTTTTAAGTCAGAAGGCTTGCGAAGGGATTCTTCGCAGAGCAAACCGACGAGGCAAGACACTGCCACCAGCACTGCAAGAAGCTTTGGTCAAACAGGCTTCGCCAAGTACACAGAAGGAGTAACAACTCTTACTGCTACTGCATATAAAAGACCTGAAGATAATGTTGTTATTGGTTCCTTGCAGGCTCGTGACTACAAAGGTGTCGGCAACCAATATGTAGCGGAGAATAAACTTGTGGTTCACGAAGAGTAGGCGAGCACAAAATGACGAAGACTACGAAACGTGGATTGAAGGGGGGGGTTATGCCTACTCTAAATGCTTTTGATAATGGCGACATCAGAACTACAGTTTTGATTATGCGAAATCGAGAAGGCAAATCAGGTGGCGGTAAAGGTCCAATGCTAGGAGAAAAGAGTTTTACTTTGGCAACTAATAACGATCAGACTCTGTTTATTTTTTATGGTAATAGAGTAGATGATGTACGTATTCAAGGTGGAGTAATTAACACACTACAGGCACGTATGGGAACAGGTGGAAACAATATGCCAATGGTTGCATATCCAATACAAGATGGTCGTGATATGAATAAAGAACAAAATGGTATTGGCTTAGGTAAAGAAACTGACCCTTCATACACTCTTGATAGTACTGGTGCTCAATCAGTTGCTTATGCAATACAAGGTACCGTGATAGGCCGCAGTGATACTGCAGGTCCAGCTGGTAAAGGGTATGGCGAAGCCGATGATCCAATGTTTACTATAGATACAGTAGGAGGTCACGCAGTGGCAACAGAAACACAAGTACGTCGCCTTACACCGCTAGAGTGTGAAAGGTTGCAAGGTTTTCCTGATGACTGGACTGCTGGTCAGTCAGACTCAGCTAGGTATAAGCAGATGGGAAACGCGGTGGCAGTACCAGTAGTTGAGTGGATAATTCAAGGGATAGTTGATACACTTATCTAGCCTACTTCATTCGGCTCAGTAAAACCACACTGTTACTTGCCTTCCAGTGTGGTTTTACTTTTTCTTAATCCAATACTGAGTGTTAGCTACAACTAAATCAAACTCATCTCTATGGCGTTCAGCAAAGAGGAGGATGCCAGCTTTAGGCGATTGAGAGGGAGGCAAGTCTGCTCCCCACGTAAGATCATCGAATGCCATAATGCCACCGGACTTTAGCAAGGGCCACGAGAGTTCAGCATCAAGCAAGACACCTACTGTTGTATGGTCTGCGTCAATGTAGATGAAATCGTATTGACTCTTGTTAGCCCACTCATCTACGAGAAAGTTAGTAGTACTTCTCTGAACAATAGTTATGTTGTGCTTGTGTGCAATCTTCTTTTTATACGTAGCAAAGACATCATCAAAGTCCATAGACTTATGCTCATCTTCATCGCTACCTTTCCACGTATCTACATCAGTAAGACGTGAGCCTTGACCGGTAAGGATATTCTCCAGCAACCACACGCTGGCATCGCCAGTAAAGGCACCGAGCTGAAGGTACTTCAGGTTAGGTAAACCTGTATCTTGTATCAGATACGTAGCGAAGTTATCTATTGCACTCTTAGCAAACCAATTAGGATAGTCAGCCACGTTAGCCTCCAGT